AATTCTATATGTGTCGTACTATTTGAAATATATGAATCCATTTAATACAATATTTATAATATAATTCTAATAAATTATCGGTAATTTACCTTATTTTCAATAATAAATTATCAGAATAGTTATTTAGATACTATATTGCCATGTTATAGAAATGAATAATAAAAATGCTCCAATAAAAGTGATGCATACAATTGACATGAAACATTGTTATTTATTGAGTGAATTCAAAAAAGATGACGAAGAGCACATACCCCAATTATTATCGTTGAAGAAAACACTGAGTGATAAAATTCGAAAAACAACTAATAAACAAATCGATGAACGGTTAAGGTTAAAAGATGAAATCAAAGAAATAGTAGTTAAAATTAAAAAATTAAAACATAAAAAAAAGCAATATTTTTTAAATAATTCAAAACATATTTTTGAATATTTTGAAGATAAACAAACAATTTCAACTGGTACAGGCAATAAAAATAATAGGAATGTATTAAATTCGTTTTTTAAAATAAAGGACGTATCTAATAACAGTGACGATACAGAAATAAGAAGTAACAATATAGCAAAATATTGGAAAAACGTAAACAATGAAATAACTAATATACAAGATTATGTGGTTCCTACAGATGTATGTCATTTTTGTTCTAATGGTGAGTTTATTCCCCGCGACGAAGAGGGTATTATGATATGTAATAATATTAACTGTGGTAAATTCGTTCATTATGTATTCGACGGTTCCAAACCATCGAATAAAGAACCACCGAGCGAGCCATCATACACTGCTTATATTAGACTCAATCACTTTAAAGAAATTCTTTCACAATTTCAGGCAAAAGAAACTACACAAATACCGGATAAAGTCATTGATGATATCCGAAAGCGCATTAAAAAAGAACGGATTGAGGATATTCATAAAGAATTAAATTACGATAAGATGCGAGAGATTTTGAGAAAATTGGGTTATAATAAATATTTTGAACATATTCAGTTCATTAATTCTAAATTTGGAATAGTACCACCAATAATGAATGAACAATTACACGAAACGCTTTGTTTTCTATTCATCGAAATACAAAAACCATGGGCGGTTCATTGTCCTCCTAGCCGAACTAATTTTTTTAATTATACATACACGTTGTATCAATTATGTGTGCTTCTAGACCAGACGCAATATCTACCATATATACCACTAATGAAAGATAGAGAAAAACAACTGGAACAAGACCAAATATGGTGTAAAGTATGTGACGATTTGGATTGGGAATATCACCCGACTGTGTGATAAAATTTTAATCAATATTAAAATTTTATATTATACATTATGCATTTACAATCCACGTGGGAATCCAACAAGGTTGGCACCAATACCGAAACCGGCACCACCACGAGCAGAAGATGCCATGGAAGGAACGAATACATCAAGAACTGAGAATGTCGCCGCAGCAGTGAGGGCAATTATGACAACCTCTTCGATGTTAAGTGATTTCTTAGGTATCGCATAAGCTGCTATAGCAACCATGATACCCTCTACAATGTACTTGATTGCTCTCTTGACAAGTTCGCTAAAATCAAATCCTGGCATTATATTATATGTAAATAAAATAAAATAATTATTATTCAATTAATTTGTATATATTCAATTAATTATAGAGTAAAATAATACTTAAACACTAAAATCACTAAACTATATACATGTCTGGATTTGAGAGAAAGATATTAAATGATGGAACCGTCAATCCACAATATATTGACCTATGCGATGAGGACCCATTAATTTCGGGGCAAAAATTTGCTTGTATGTCTTTTGTTTCACCCGAAAAAATTCTCAAACAACGAGAACTATTCATATTCGAACAGTTTATTTCGGAATGGGATTTTACTAAATCTATGATGAAAATGAGTGATTTCGTAAATTTTCTATCTTACAAATACAACCTAAAGGTTGATGATACAATGAAAGATTTCCAAGAATTTGTAAAAGAAGAGCACGACAAATTAAGAGATACTTCATTAGATGATGATTGGAAGACATTTATGGACAAGAATGAGACTAAACTAAATGAGGAATTCAATAGAAAGCACGAGTTCCAGACTTCTGTGAGAGGTCTAAAATTGCGTGGTGTCTTTAACACTCAAGAGGAAGCAGAATTGAGATGTAAGAAGATACGCGACTTTGACCCACACCACGATATTTTTGTTGGTCCAGTTGGTATGTGGATTCCTTGGGACCCTGATGCATATAAGACAGGACGCATCGAGTTTATGGAGGACGAACTTAACCAATTACATAATGAGAAAAACGCTAATGAATCAAAAGCTAAAGAGGAGTTCGATAAACGTGTAAAGGATGCAAAACGTTCGGCAATTGAAGAGAATATTAAAAAGGCAAAGGAGAGTGGGAATGTTCTAACACAGAGTTTAAATGAGGACGGCGACCTTGTCGGTGTTTCTGAAACGGTTAATTTTGATGAACGTGAAGAAGCAGATGCAACAAGTGTAAGTGTTCGTAATGAATTGGTTCGTGATAATGCTGATTAATATAATAAATTATAATGTATATTTTTACGTTATAATTTCATTCTTTCAAATGTTTCAAACCATCAAAAATTAGCATTATACCTCGTAAGAGTGTTCAGCGCACAAATGTGCGTGATTCACCATTACTACCTTGTTAATTTTGTTTTTTACGGACATTTTGTTCCGTAAAAAAATACCAAGAGTTTAATTGTTGTTTGAATAATAATATCCTTCAAATATTTTCTTGTTCTTTACATTCCTGCTCATGGTTGCGGCACTCATATTCTCATCAGTTGCTGCTTTCAAAATTGTTTCCCATGTGTTTATTACTTGATTCGACTTCGTACATATTTTTTTTACCTTTTTGCCCGTGCTTGATGTTTTCTTGTGTTGGTATTCATCGTCCTGTTTCAACGACAAACCGTAATATCCTTCATTACTTGTTGTAACATCCCAAATAGTGCCTTTCATCACATATAGAGAAGTGTTCAAAAATTGCTTGAGCTCTTTCATGTCGTCATTGCCAATCGGTTTGTTCAACTTCTTCTTCCATCGTTGATACTCTGCCAATAATTTCGAATTAAGAATTTTACCACGGGGAGAAAACCTACATACTTGAAATAAGAAGGTTTCAGTATCGTTATTTTCCAAACGTGGTTTATATTCAATTGGTTTCAACTGAATGCCTACATATCCATGAACAATTTGATTTAAATCTTGTTTTTGTAACCGTTTAGGTCTGAACCGTGTGTCCATATATTCTTTCAACCGATGGAACATTGCCTTGGTCGGTTTCACGCCATTCCAAATTCGGAACTGACCTTCCAAATTCACGGAAGATTCCTCCACCTCATTATTTACAAAGCAACATTCTTCCACAAACTGGTTGATTCGCTTGGTCTGTTCATCTTCTTCAACTATTGGTTGAGTTGTATGGTTTTCAGATTCTAGGAACTCAACCCTCTTCTTCAGATGCTCTAAATTGTTCTTCAATTCGGCAATTTCAGTATCTTTTGATTTACACGATGTAACCAATGCGTCATTCTTCTCTCGTTCATCCTTCAATGCCTCACCGACCTCTTCGTTTTGCTTCACTAGCAAATTGAAGTTGTCTATGCTGTATTGTTTGCTTGTAATAATATCCTTTATGTATAATGACAATTTATCAACAGTGAATTTTGTATCGTCGTATGCAATAATCTCCTTATATACCTTATCACCCACACCAATTTGCCTAATTTGTTTCTTGATCTTTGGATGTCTCTTTACCAAGTTCTCAATTTCAACCTTGTTCTGTACTTTGAATGCGTTCACAAGGACAAAATTGACGAATTTTGAGCGGTGATTGTAAATTCTTGATTGTAAATCATTGGTCTGACCGAACTTTATCAGTTTCTCTTCTCCGTTTCGGTTGTCGATTGTTCCGAAATAAACGCATTCGGTATTCAATGGGAACTGATTGATGGTGGCTTGTTCAACCGCTTTTCTTGATTTTTGTAGTTCTTGTTCTTGTTCTTGTTTTGCGGATTCCATCTGTTTGTCCTTTTGCTCCAATTGTAATCTCAATTCGTCACTTTCTTCTTGGACGACTTCTTGTATCATTTCCTCCATTTTCATATAATATTCGTGGATTTCGTCGGCTTTTTTCGTTCCAGCTTTCAAGCAAAGTGATTTGAAGGTTTTTACCGTCATCATAAAGTTTTCTTTATTGTGACCACCTCTGGTGTTAGTTGTTTGCTTAACCTGGTCGTTAAGCAATATTTTATAATCACGATTAATAATAAAATGTCTTTCTAATAGCGACTTTGCCTTGACTTTTTGATTAAACCCTAACCACTTCCATACATTATCCAAGTCAATCACAAAATCTTTCTTTTGGTCACAGTTCAAATAACAATAAAAGCTTGAAACAAACAACTGTTGCTCAAAATCGGTGAAACTATCTTGAATTTTTGTAAGTAATTTTCCATTATACGAGTTTGATAACTTAGTTATCGGGTTATTCTCAATGAGTTCAACAATATTCAGCGATGCATCCATTATAATATACTATAAACTATTGTCTTTAAGTATATTGTTTGTTTTTGTTTTAATAATCAAAAACAAAGTTTGGGGAACTTACTCCTTCAAAAGAAAAAATTTTATAAATCAGTAACATATAATTAACTTGTTTATTGTGACCACCGTGACTATTTCGTTGTTGCTTTCCCGCGTGGGAAAGCAAAGTTTTTACTCTTTACCAGTTATTCTTTTTGACTATTATATTACCACCCTTTTTCTTCTTATCTTTATTGGGGTCATACGCCTCATCTTCGTCATCTGAATTCATACCTTCAGATAAATCCCAAAATTCTTTAGATCCTAACCTAAATTTGGGGTGGTTCTCTGCCTTATACCAGAATATCTGGTCCGTTAATTTATTTGATTTGGCATTATTATTAATAACTAAACATTCGAAATTTTCAGTGCAATTATCCATAACAGAACAAAATGACTCCAATGTAGGAAACATACTTGCGTAATTTTCCCAAATACGCTTACGATTTGTTAAGTAAGGTTCTCTAAGAATAAAAACATAATCTATATTTGTTCTTAGGTTGGGGGGAATACCCAGTGGATATTGCATAGTTATGATCAACATGACCTTCCAGTGACGACCGTTCATAAATAATAAACGCATCATTTTGTCTCGTGTCCAAGATTGGTCATATAGACAATCGTCCATAATAACAAAAGCTCTGGGATCTATTGCTGTCTTGCCGTATGTTTCCATTTCTCTTTTTGTTTGCTTTAATACGGTCTTTTGTCGTCTTAATATATTTTCAATCAATGCTGTATTATATTCATCATGAATAAACAATCGTGGCACGTGGTCTTTATAAAACCCATTACCAGCTTCTGTTCCTGATATTACTGTGCCTATTGGTATATCCTGGTGATAAAATAATAGATCTCTCACCAGAAACGACTTACCTGTATCACGTCTCCCGATTAATACCACTACTGGACCTTTATTTTCATTAGGTTTGAATGTGATATCTCGCATATTGAATTTTTTCAATTCCAATGTCATGATTGGTATATTTTAGAAAAATAAATATATTTAGTCTTATAAACGAAATAAACGTTTGTTCGACAATAATATAATATTTATTAAACTTATATGTCGGCATTTAACAAAGATACTTTTATAGCATATAGAAAGGTTCCTTCTATTGATACAGTCATACTTAAAAATAGTTTTAACGGTAGTAGTGAAGATGTTAATAATAAGTATAATCCATTTGATGTTACTAGTATACAAAATTATCAACCTATCCATTCGTTTTTTTTTAATATGAATGAAGGAAATTATGATTCATTTCAATTAAATCACGCCAATCATTTCAAAGATTTTGATACTGTTATTGGTCCATCTGGTGATATTATTTCACGTAAAACTTTCATCAAATACTCTCCGTTAATGGACCCTGTTAGATATTTAATAGGTAAACTAAAAAAAAACACAAGTGATTTAAATAAATTACCTAAACTAAATGACGCATCATCAAATTATACAAATGTGGATAACGCATCTTATATAGATGGATTTTTCTCGTTTTTATGTAGCCACACCCTCCATAAACATAATTTCATTCATTCTATTGATTATCACGGTTCCTTTTTAGCAGTGCAAGATAAGTTTAAATTTAATATTACTGATGATTATGAGTATTTAAATAATTCCAAATATTTTATTAATAATTTAGACGTGCTTTACAGCATTTCCGAAGGCAATGTTCGTGATTTAAATTCATTTGATACTAGAAGCAAACGTTCTAAGTTAGAAATAATGGAAACGCTAACTGATGACATTATTATTGAAGAAGATGCTACCAACATTATTATTGATTCTTCCAATACTATTGTTGAAACCGACATATCATTGGAAGAGGTTTATATAAAACCTGCCGAAAACGATGATGATGAAGATGAAAGCTATGATGAAGATGAAAGTGAAAGTGATGATGAAGATGAAAGTGAAAGTGATGATGAAGATGAAAGTGAAAGTGATGATGAAGATGAAAGTGAAAGTGATGAT